TATGAGTAATTACGAACAAATACCATGGCAAGATATTACGGAGTTTGGCCAGAAAACTCTCCTAGAGAGCCATCTTTTCACAGTCTCTTGGATCACCACTAGATATTGTAATTATTCGTGCAGTTATTGCTGGCCACACGCAAGATCTAGTGTCCCAGACAAGAAGCCGACAGAATTGTACTTAAAGACCATGGATAGTATCAAAGCACAAGCTCGTGCAAATAACTTTACAAACTTCCATTTTAGTTTCAGCGGCGGAGAGCCCACAGCAAATAAACAGTTTATGCCATTGGTTGAGCATTACTGTAATGACAAAGAAGCTGAGTATCAAAGCATACATATGACTACAAATCTATCACCAGGACCTATTTGGTGGGATAAGTATATACATAACACAAAAAGTTTACAACGCCGAAGTGTTACAGCAAGTTTTCATGCAGAGTTTGCAGATGAACAAAAGTTCGGTGATACATGTTTACAACTTATGGAAGGAGGAGTATATGTTACAATCAATCAAGTTATGGTGCCGCAAATGTTCGAAGAACTTTATGAACGCCTGGAACGATTTGCCGCCAGAGGTATTAATGTCACTCTCAAGCCCCAGTCCGATCCAACCGCCTCCCACGTGGTACATGGATACACTGAAGACCAGATCACAATCTTGCGACAAGGTTTCCCACAACACTGGGAAGGAGAATCAGTCGCACAAGTCTTACTTAAAACAGATCAAGGAGTAGAGTACGAAATAGATCAAGCAGAACGTTTTAATGCATTTGGATTTAATAAGTTTCAAGGCTGGGAATGTAATGCAGGTTATCAAGGTATTATAATACGAGATACTGAGGTAAGGCGTAGTCATAGTTGTCATGACGATTTATTAGGTACTACAACTGGCGGCTTCGAAATATTTAAACAACCAAAGCCTTGTATAACTCCTAGTTGTATGAGTAGTGCAGATAGTAAACTACCAAAGAGAAAAATATGAAGTTTGGAATATTAGGTCATGGCTTTGTTGGCAAAGCTACAATGTTAGGATTAAGATTACCTAACGACACAATTATACATGACCTTAATTTGAATACAAATAGAAGTATATTAGACGATGCTGATGTAGTATTTGTATGTATTCCTACTAATACACAAACTGACGTTAACATATTAATTAGCGAGATAGAACAACTAAAAGCAGATACAGTTATAATCCGTAGTACATTGCCAATTGGTGCATGTGAAAGAATAAACAAACCTTGTGTAATATATATGCCAGAATTTTTACGAGAAAGACATTGGGAAACTGATTGTCTTAATCGTCCTTTAATTGTAGGGTGCAACAGTGAAGTACCAACATGGCTTAATGACATTTATGATATAGTAACATGCTCTACAAAAGAAGCAGAGCTTGTAAAAATGTTTTCAAATAATCTTGCTGTAATGCGTATTGCTTTTGCTAACACATTTTACGACCTAGCAAATAGTGTTGATGCAAACTATGATGCTGTTAAAGATATGTTTCTTGCTGTACAGCCAAAACAATCATATTTAGATGTACCAGGGTTTGATAATAAACAAGGATTCAGCGGAAAGTGTTTACCAAAAGATTTAGATTTCTTAATTTCTACATTAGATGTACAAGGTATAAATTCAACAGTCTTTAAAGAAATAAAAAAGTTAAACAAAGAGTGGCAAGATGAAGGTTGATATACAAGACGTATTATTTTGGATGGATGCTATTCGAGATAGTGATGATACATACCGTACCCTTGAAAGTTTTTGGAAAGGCCAAGTAAACAGTAAAGTATGGCTAGCTGAGAACCTATTAGAATTTGTACCTGTTAGACCGTTAAATATCGTCATATACGGCGGTTGGAACGGAGTGCTGGCAAGTATACTCTTTAACTCTAACATTGCTGTACAGCGCATTACAAGCGTTGATATAGACCCTGTGTGCGAAGATATAGCAAACACTGTAAACAGACGTTACTTAAATGAAAACAAATTTAGTGCTGTAACAGCAGATATGTGCGAATATACTAGTGATGCTGATGTAGTTATTAATACAAGTTGCGAGCATATTACACAAGATCAATACGACAACTGGTTAAGCAATCAACCAAATGATGCTACAATTGTATTGCAGAGCAATAATTATTTTGAATTAGAAGAACATGTACGATGTGCAACAGACTTAAATAACTTTATGCGTATGAGCAACATTAATCCTTATTTGTGCAAAACATTAGAAACACTCAAGTATGATCGTTATATGTTAATAGGTAAAAAGAAATGAAGCCTGTTTTAAAATATTCAGAATTAAATATTACAAATGTATGCAATTATAGTTGTACACATTGCCAAAGTTTTAATAATTATAACTTTAAAGGTCATCAGCGTTGGGACGATTATAAAGACGAGTACAAACTTTTAAGCAAACAAATTGATATTAACATAATACAGCTTATTGGTGGTGAACCTACACTTAATCCAGATTTCTATAAATGGCTCGACGGTGTATCTAAGTTATGGCCAGAATCTCAATTACAGATAGCTACTAACGGAACAGCTCTTGATAAAATAACAGAAGATGTTTATAATGTTTTAGCAAGAAATAATAGTACACTTTGGATAACATGCCATGATATAGCACTGTATGACGGATTTATAGACTTTATTAAAACATTCCTTGATGTAATTGTATCTGATACTGGCGAAGCACCTGCTCGTAAAGTATCTAGAATATTTGTTGACAAAAATGGTGTTGAAGTAATACTTGATTGGACGCAAACATTTAGATCTAGTGCTGTAGATCTAATAGACAATAAACTAACAATGAAGTACAATAGTAATCCAGTTGATGCACATAAAAATTGTGGATTTAAAACTTGTCATCAAATGAATAAAGGCAAATTATACAAATGCCCATTAGTAAGTGTACTACCAGACTTTTTAGACCAATTTAATGTTGCAGTCTCGGATAAAGAATTAGCACATGCATATAAGCCGATGTCTCATGATGATGATGTTGAAAAATTTGTAGACGATCTAGTTAATCATATACCGCAATGTAAGTTTTGTCCTAGTAATTATAACGAAGCTCATGATTTTGTAGGTACAGATAAAAAAATTAAAGTACATTTATTATGATTAGTTTACAAGAAGCTTGGATTTTAGTAGAAGAATTAAATGACCAGGCTAATCAGCAAACTAGTTGGAAAGACATTGAACAAGCCATTTTAAATCAATCTGAGTATTTTAAAAATAGTATTACACAGTTAGATGATGACAGCCGGCTTGCAATTAAATATTGGTTACAGCAAGATGACGAGTTTTACGATTATTGTAATTGTTTATCTAATAATATGATTGTGGATCTTGTCGGCAAAGACTATGTGTGAACGTTCGCCAGGATGACATCTGTCATCTGCTTCGTCTATTTTTTCAAACAATCCTAATATATCTACAGTATTCCATTCTGGAGATTTGTCTTCGTGGTTTTCTATAACGTAATTGAGACTTTTAATATTTTTATTTTGTAAATATGTATTAACATGATTTAATCTAGTGTAAAAGTCCAACAACATATCATTTCTATTACTATAATTCATATAGAACGGTTTATCTCGGTCATTCCAGGGGTTAATTCTTTGTGTTGTGTTAGACTTAATAATACAAAATCTACTATAATATGTCCAAGTAACTAAGGCAATATCACCTTCCTTAAAATCAAAATTTAAAATATCATTCCAAATTTCTTTATTACTATTACCAGATTTTCCTAAATTTATACATTCATAATCTAACTTTTGTGCTAATAATATAGGAAATGCTAACTTACTATAATTAGGTCCAGGTCTTCCGTTATTATCTAGACAATCAGGTAACCCGTGACCATACGTATAACTACATCCAAACGCAACTATTCTCATAATATAAAATCAAACTCTGTGGCAAAACACATACGCGGTTCATTAGTATTATGTTTATCTACTGCATGTAGAATAGTATTGTCCATAATTACAATATCGCCTTCTTCTATAGTAAGTTTAACGCTGTCCGTATCTTGATAATCTGTTGACCATTTTCCGTATTCACTATTATGCATGAATACTAGATTTGATCCGCCAGTAGGAGCTTTAGGATAAAAAAGAATTATTAAACTTTTTTCGTCATCGGTGCTATATCGATCCCAGTGATTTTTGATTTCGCATCCTTCGTATGTCAAATTAATCCACATGTTGTTAAATTTTAAATTAGGTTTACTGGAAAACACCTCGACGTACTGTTTGCCTATTTGCTTTAATTTATCTAACAAATTAGTAAAATCATCAAACGATGTAATGTCTAAATCTGTACTACAAATCTTTCCTCCTCTAGCATAAGGATGATTAACATTTTTATTTTGAGGAAGCATAAGTTTTTCCATTGCAATATTATAAAGTTCATCTGTAAATAAATCTTTTTCGTTTTGCAATACAATGACTGGTGATCCAAATATTGATAGTATCATGTTACTGTCCAATCTCCATTAATTAATGCATCTTCAAGGTCTTTATAATCATGAATTTTATTAAGTGTTATATTCTTCCAAGAATTATATCTATCTTCCATGCCTGCAGTTACTGATTTTTCTGCTACTTCTTTACTAATTTTTCCAAGACCGGCTAATACATGATTCCATGCTCTATAACTTAAATGATTATACGGATTAGAAATATCATCTTCTGTTAACATCCTATGAGATGCAATTTCTAAAATATCTTTGACCCTGTCAGTTAAAATTTCTCCACTAGCACAATATTGCCAAAACGGAGTGTCTGATCTTCCTCCTAAATAATGTAAAACTATAAAATCTTTTATATCGTCATAAATTTTAGACATATCTTTATTATATGTTGCACTTGATGTACCATTTTTTAAAGCTTCGCCTAGTGCATCAATTTGAATTTTAGTAGCGTGAACACTTGTAGCTTCTAAAGGTTCTACAAAAGCACTTGCTAATCCTAACGATATGCAATTTTTTTGCCACATATTTTCTAATCTACCTGCTTCAAATTTTATATGGTTATTAGGACTTATATCAAATTTTGGATGACGCATTTCTAATTCTTTAATTGCGTCATCATAACTAATAAATTCATCACAATATACATAACCAAATCCCATTTTGTCAAACAACGGTATCTTCCAAGACCATCCTGCTGTCATTGCTTCAGCACCAGTATATATGCCAATAGGTCGATGATAAGGAAGTCTAAATGGAATAGCACTATTTAAGATAAGATGTTTACTGTATGATATCCATTTATTATTTAGATTGTTCATAAGTAATTTTTTAAAACCAGTACAGTCAATATACAAATCTCCAGTTATTAAACTACCGTCCTCTAACATTAAACTTTCTATACCGTTATCATCTATATTAACTTTTGATACTATAGAATCTATTACTTTTACATTTTTAGATTGTTTTCTTAACCATTTTCCGACTAAATGCCCGTCGAAGTGATAACTCCATTCAGTTTCTGTCCAAACACCAGATTCGTCTTTTCTAATAGGTACTTTATCTTCACTTAAGAATAGCCCTAACGGAGACACATCGTGAAGATTTTTGTTTTGCGAAATCATTAAAGGTAAGAAGTCTTCTCTTTGTGTATTTGGAAGTATATCAAGTGGCAACTTATATGTATTTGGCCAGCCGCTATGCTGAACAGCAATTTTCATACTTCCTTGCACGTCTTCCATAAAATCCTTAGGATTAAATCCAAGAGTACTATTACTGTTTATTAATGATCCTACTACATGTGTGCCACCTTCGCCAACGCCGATGATACCTATTTTACTAGATTCTATAACAGTAATGTTATGATTATATATTTTACTTAAAATTAAAGCAGCCAGCCACCCTGCTGTTCCGCCACCGGCTATTACTATATTCATAGTAATATTTATCGCTATAAAGTGCGCATAAATATTTAAATAAAACTACAAAGGAAAGAAGTTTGAAATGTCTTACATAACTACTGTTAAACTAAATTTGGATATTAATAAGATAAAACAAAGTTGTTATACACTTAACAATATTGTTAAAAATTTTAATATTAGTGACAGCGGCTATGAAGATGATTCCGGTGTTGCACCAAAAACTACTAAAGTACACGAACAATATAATTTATTTTTGCATCCATTAGAAGAATTTCATTCTTTATATTTCGAAATACAAAAATTATTTCGTCAACTCAATACTAATGAAGAAGAATACTATATTCAATGTTGGTTAAATTTATACAAGCAAGGTAATTTTATCGATTGGCACGAGCATTATCCCGCACATCTTAATGCTTATCATGGGTTTTATTGTGTAGACTGTGAGCCGAGTAAAACATCTTATAGACTGCCTAATGTAGAAGACATTGTTGATATTGATAGTAAGAACAACTTGTTAGTATTAAGCAAGAGTGACGGAGACTGGCACAGGACTTGGCCTTGGCAGTTTGCAGATAGAGACAGAATTACTATAGCTTTTGACATTGTTCCTAGAAAATGTACTACTGCCTTTTCAGGTGTGTGGATACCTATTTAACTTCTTTCAGTCCAAATTCTCTATCTAAATATTTATATTCTACCTTAACTGGATCCCACTGTTCTAATTCTGCAAAAATAATATCTTTGTCTAGTGTACTGCATGTGTAAACATCGAGTTGTACAAGTGCAGGATCTACAGCGTCCCATACATGTATTGCAATGTGACTAGTTTCTATTACAACTACACCTGTTAATCCTTCGTTGCCTGGCATATCTACATATGCAGTGATAGGTCCTCTACAAACTTTCATTCCAATTTTTTCAACTAATTGTTTTAGCCAATTATGTAACCATACTTCGTCAGTTGGTGGACTCTTAACTTCTGCTCGAATAATTAAATGTTTGTGTTCTAATACTTTCATATAATGGTTCTTTTATTGCCTCGTCTTTTAGTATCTAGTGTACCGCAGTGAATGCCTCCTTCCCAAAATAACATATGTCTTTGATCAACAGTGTGACAATCAATACCGTGTGTTTTTAAAAATTTAAATAAGTCTGGTAATTCGCGCCCGAATATTATATTGTTTCGATCTACAATTAATACATTAAGATCAAAACAGCAGTCTTGATTGTAACCTGTCCAATTACCTAAATAATTTTCAACCCAGTCTAATTCGTATCTGCCGCCCTTTGCAATAAAGTTTGTTTTGTATTCCTTTGTTTTTGGCGAAGGAATAAATTCTTTAGCGTCAATTAATTTTAAATGTCGTAGTGCTTGAGGAACCCAATTTATACCAGCATGTAAAACTGTTTCGTCATCGATCATAATAAACCCGTGATCAATATGACCATAGTTTTCGGCGTGTCCGCCTACGTTTTTTATAAATTCAAATTCGGGTAGATTACGTTTAAGCCATTCGTATCCTTTTTTACTGCCGGGACCGTCACTGTCTATGATAATTTTATCACCTACTGGAAACATAGTTGCTGTATGAAATAATACTCTGTCATTTAATTTACTATAGTAAATATTAGTTCCAGGATCTTGTCCTGGCATATACCATATATCGCTCGGTGTAACAGGAACTAACGGCGGCGCCGCTTGACTAATCCAATTATACCCTTGGTCAAACATATCTGAAAATATATTATAGTAACTTAGACCGTCAAAGTATCTATCAGTTAAACTAGTGTATGTTTGCACAATAGTTTTACCTGCTACTTTGTACTGATCTCTAGGAACTGTTGGCCCCATTGGAAACTTTACATCAAACCCTGGCATTGCAATATGTCCATCATACTGATGTACATCTGGTCTTTTAACTGTGACTCCGCCTGCTTTTAAGAAGTCTGCTAATTTGTCAAAGTCTTCTTTTGTTTCATCTAGTATTTGATTAAACTGTGACAAGTTCTCATCTGGAAATAAATGATCTAAGTCACCACCTGCATACGAGTCTGCAACAATAACTTCTTCTAGTGGGTCGTATTCTGTGTAAACCATTGTAGGTTCTCCTCTAATGCTTCGAAGTATTCGTCATCTGCAGCTATTGGAACAACATAAAAATGTTTCTCTAGCCAGGTCTCGTGTTGCTTTCTAACTTTATAGTGTAATCCAAATCTGTAAAATACTGTATAACCAGCATCTTCAAATATTTTTGTAGCACGTTCTACTATACTATTGTGATTATTTAATAACTTATCACGTTCTAAAATTTGTAAATATTTTACAGCGGCTGCAACTCCTGGCAAACTAAAACAATATGTAAACCCGTGTTCCCAATTAAAGTTTTTAGGTAATGCATCTCTAATTTTATCATTAAACAGCACCATACTTAGCGGAAAAAATCCTCCAGTAATTGCTTTACCCATTGTTGAAATATCAGGACGTATGTTCATATTTTCCCAACCAATATAAGTTCCAGACTTGCCGCCACCCATAAAAATGTCATCAATAATTATTATTACATCGTGTTTTGTTCTTACTTCATCTAAACTTGCCCAAAACTCTGCACTAGGAGGAGTCATGTCGCCTCCGTATGCACAAGTTTCAATAACTATTGCTGCTACTGAATCCCAATCAACTTCGTCAAACTTACTAGTATCTCTAGGTATTCGTTTTACTGAAGGATTAGGGTCTAGGGTATAGAATGGTGCATCCATAAAATTATCATGCCCAATACTTGAAGTAAAATTTGTACTACCGTGGTAACTATCTAAAAATCCTACAATAGTTTTTTTGTGGTAATTTCCTTTTTGGAACTGGTACGCACATGCAAGTTTAACCGCTCCTTCATTAGCATCAGACCCACTAAGGGCGTAAAAAGAATTCATTCCTGAAATTTCACGTACTCTGTCAGCGAGCTGAAAGCTAAGATGATTTAATCTCAACGTATCAGTGTTAGGCATAAAATGTTCGCCTATTTCTGGTTTGTTATTTTTCATAGTGTCGTATACATAATCAATAATTTCTTGGTTATGATATCCTAATACATAACACCCGTATTGTAAAATCGGATCAATAACTTTTCTTCCATCTCGTATCTCACCAAATTTCCAATATGGTAATCCTAGTTCTAATTCCATATTGTCTGGTTGTACCTCTGGCACCAATCCTGTGTATTTCATTTTAGTCCTTAATGTAGTCTTTAAATATTTCCAATCCACGTTGGAAAGTTAATGGTTTTCTATTTTCTAGAAGTGTAAAACATAATGTCCAACGATGTTCAACAGGCGAAGGGTTCCATGTAGAATGCAATTGGCTAATGTTAAGTAAACTGGGACGATCAATGACAACTTCATGTACTAAATCAGCATCATCATGATCTGCAAATAATACATACTCTATATCTATATCAGGTTTAATACCTGCTTTATAAAATTTTTGATTAGCGTCTGCTTCGTCTAAGTAATGTTTTTTTATTTTAGAGTCGTGTTTAATTTTATACCATTGGGTTGTACTATCTGGCGACCCCCATGTAAAGTTTAGTTTACAACAATCATTATCGCCGGGCATGGAAGATGTATCTGAATGTAAGGGCACTCTGCCGCCGTTTGGCGGTGTATAAAATCCTTCTAATACATTTGATATAGTTAGACCAACACTTTCTATCCATTCTCTAAAAGGAGGATGAATGTATTTGTCTTCTATCAGTGCCGTATAATTTTTTGAACCTTCGTTAAAAATTTCTGGTTTAGGATATTCAAACGGTACGCTTACATATCTGTGATATATATTGTCTGTCATTGAGCCAGTATTTCCTTTAAATAATTTTCGTCCCAGTGATCATAATATGATGTTTTAGACAGTCTATCTCTACCAACTTGTAATTCGCTGCGTTCTTGACATAGTATTAAATTATATTTATTGTTGTTAGATTGTACACCATTTATATGTGAATAACGATGTTTACTATCAGGCAGGAATACTAGAGTAGGGAATTGTTTGTTATACTTTATTGCTAATTGCTCTACTTGTTCAAAGCTATAGCTGCTATCTACTACGTAAAGTATTACTTCTACTGTACTAAAATCTGGGTTTGATACTTCTTGGTCTGCTAACTCTATTATTTTGTATTTTGCTCTTTTGGCAAATGGACAAACAGGCGAACCGTTTAATTTATCCCGAGGTATTGAAAGATAATCAACCCACTCAGATATATTTTTTTCTATATTATTCATGTAATGTAACCTGTAATACTACTCGAGGTGTAGATCCTATATTAGCCGCGCCATGGAGCGCAGAACTATTTGCGTATTGAAATATATCACCTTTTTTATAGTCAGTCGTAACATAGTCTTCGTACATAAAGATATGACCAGGTTGCCAGTCTTGTAATGGTATCCAAAATCTATCTGCATTTTGCTGTTGTACGGTGTGCGGATCTACATGCATCGGCATAAAGTTTCCTGGCATCATCTTAGTAATCCACCAGTGTTGCTGTCTACCACATGATGAAATATTCGGAACGTCTATTTGTAAATTGTCTTTGGTAAACATTTGAAAGTACTTGGCATTAGGATCATAACCAGCATCAATTGCTTTCTGCCACTCGCTTTTACCTTTAACACCTTCTGGAATACCTCCGTGTTTAGGACGAAATATTCCTTCTTTAGACATTACTTGCTCAACAGTGGTTGTAATCCAGGCATCGTTTTGTATATTGCCAATTTTCTTCATATTTGTATTTATTAATTAAACTACCAGTTATCTATATATACAGGCTTCTGTTACAATAAATATGCATATGTTCAGGTTTAATCAATTACAAAACATTCATCTTGAAATAACAAATAGATGTCAGGCAAGTTGCCCAATGTGTAGTAGAAACTATCACGGCGGATTAGAAAATCCATTGATTAAAAATCAAGATTGGACAATTGATGATTTTAAACACATCCTAACCAGCGAAGTACTACACCAAATAAACAGTTTTTACTTTTGTGGAAACTTTGGTGATCCTATTATCAATAACGATTTAGCAGAAATGTGCAGCTATGCAACTGATGTTAACCCTACTATAGAGATTAGGATACACACAAACGGCGGAGCAAGAAGTACAGACTGGTGGAAGAAACTTGCAAAAGCATTGCCTAGTAACCATTGTGTTATTTTTGCAATTGACGGATTAGCAGATACGCACAGCCTATATCGTATTGGTACTGACTTTGACAACGTATTAAAAAATGCAAAAGCGTTTATTAATGCAGGCGGTATAGCAGAATGGGCGTTTATAAAATTTAAACATAACGAACATCAACAGCTTGCTTGTGAAGCATTAGCAACGGAACATGGCTTTGCTAGATTTACATGTAAAGATAGTGCAAGATTTGTTGCTACTGATAAGTTTGAAGTTTTAGATAAAAAAGGCCAGCTTGAATACTACCTAGAGCCGCCTACGGGAAGTAACATATCTCTTATAACCCAAGACGTAATTGACAACTATAAGGATGTAGTGGACGCTAGTGAAATAGATTGCATAGTATTAAAACGTAAAGAAATTTATATAACCGCACAAAGAAACATTATGCCTTGCTGTTTTTTAGCAAGTGCTCCGTATAATTATATACACCCTAATGATTTAGCTAAAGATATTAGACAAAAGATAAAATCACAGCACTCTAGTCTTATTGCAGAGTTAGGAAATACTAATGCTCTTGATCATTCTATAAAAGATGTAATAGATTCTAATGCTTGGCAAACAGTATGGCACAAGTATTGGGGTGCAGAAAAACTAATTACATGTGCAAGAACGTGCGGAGTTAACAAACTTAGTAAACCAAAAGATCAGTTTATTGAATATACTGAACTATGATTAAGGAAAACAATGTCTGACCTAAAAAAGTATCAAGCTGAAATTGCAGAAGTAAGTGGCACAGAAACATTTTGTGTGTTACCTTGGATACATATGGCAACTAGACCAAATGGTGATATGCGATTATGTTGCACATCTAATGCAAGCGGCGCAGGCGATAATCATGAAGTAGGTCTTGTGAAAATGGAAGATGGTAAACCTGCAAACTTTGGTAAACACACTCCTTTAGAAGCATGGAATAACGATTATATGAAAAGTGTACGTACAACTATGCTTAATGGTGAAATCCCTGCAAGTTGTACAGGTTGTTTTAAAGAAGAAAGCCAAGGCATTGTAAGTAAACGTATTTGGGAAACAGGCACTTGGCACCGAGACGATAATGGCGTAGACATTCCTGAACTTATTCGTCAAACAAAAGAAGACGGCACTGTGCCAGAAAATTTAAAATATTTGGATCTAAGATTAGGACATACGTGCAACATTAAGTGTGTAATGTGTAGCCCGCATGATTCAAGTAAGTGGGTTGCGGACCATAAAAAACTTATTCCTGTACTACAAGATCCTGAAGTTAAAAGACAAATGCAATGGGATCGCAAATTGTTTAATAACAAGTGGCACGAGAAAGATTCATTCTGGAAAGAAATTAATGCACAAATTCCTAACCTAAGACAAGTGTACTTTGCTGGAGGCGAGCCTCTAATGATTAAAGAACACAAAATGTTTATTAAAGAAATTATTCGCCAAGGCTATCAAGATAAAATACTATTACGTTATAACTCAAACGGATTACTTGTAGATGAAGAATTAATTGAGTTATGGTCAAAGTTTCATAAAGTTAAATTTGCTGTTAGTGTTGATGCAAGTTTTGAACGTGATGATTATATTCGCTTCCCTACAAAATTTGCTGATGTAGAACGCACACTGCATATGCTAGATAACACACCTGACAACATACATATTAGTATGGCAACGGCTGTACAAATCTTCAATATCAAACATATGCCTGATTTTATAAAGTGGAAAATAAACAGTAATTTTAAAAAGATGAATATTGGTTTAGTAGGCGGAGTACAAATGGGCGGCGGATTAGTTAATATGCACCTAGTACACATACCAACGTTTCTTAATATTACAATACTTCCAGAACAAGACAAACAAGAAGTGCGTGAACGTTTTGCAGAACTTAAAACATGGCTATGGGAAAATTATACACAAGACGATGATTTTTGGATACATAATCCATCTGGTTGGCCTAAATGGGAAGGCTTGTTAGCACATATGGATTCAGCAGATAACAGCCATTTACTTTCTGGTTTTAAAGAGTATGTGAACAAACTTGATGCTATTCGTGGATTAAACGCAGCGGCAATATTTCCTGAACTGGCTCATTTACTTTAGTTAACGGAATATCTGCGGCACAAGTACACCATTTACGTGTACATATTACAGCCTGACTAGGATGTTCAAAAGTTCCTTTATAAATGTTACCTAAACTTCCGCCTACTCTACAAGTAGCACGATGAACTTCGCCGTCCCAGTTGATCATTAAACTTTCAATACCTGCATTACATTTCCAACCTTCGAATTGATTTAATTTGTGTTTAATAACATCATTGGCATGCATTTCTTCTTTGTCGTCAATGATAACATTAGGCTTTACTGTTGATGCTTGATTAAGTATCCATTCTAAATCTTTTGGATCATAACGCATGTCATCAAACCAATCTCTATTATCGGCTTCTGTCCAGCGTATGCGTCTAATTACATATGGAATATTGTGTCCGTTAAATACAGTAGTAGCATGTTTTACCTTGTCCATGTATTCATGGTGTGCCATTATGTTAAGTTGAAAAGGTAAGTTATCAACTTCGTTTGCTTGCGCCCAAATTAAAACATTATTAATTACTTTATCAACTACTTCGTTATCAAAGTGTATACTGAATACATAATGATTTACTGGTAAACTTTCATAAAAGGTAAAAGGCAATGTTCCGTTTGTTGTTACATTAATCCAGTCAACTTTATCTCGGGCGTATGCTAATATTTCTTTAATATTAGGATGCACACATGGCTCGCCGCCTGTAAAACTAAGTCTTACAGGTTTGCCTATTTCTACTAACTTATCTATTGCATCTTTAAATGTTTGCAAGGGTGTATGTGGGCTAAAGTTATCGTGTATTTCAGCAGGACAATATCCGCAATCTAAATTACAGCGTTTGCCCATATTCCATTCAACATGTATACTATCTTGATGTGGCCATTTGCTTATTACTTTATGCATTGCACACCTTTAACTTCATTATATTTTTTTAAGTGTGTTGTATCAATATCTTGAATTAGATCTGCTACAGGAATCATTCCTAAATTAAGATTTTTAAATTTAAATGATTGTAACTTTACCCATAAATTTATATAAATTTTTCTTAGTAAGTACATTGGATAAGGTATTGTAGGACCAAACTTAACCATAAAATCTGCACTATAAAATTTTTGAGGTCTTATTCCTTTGGCTACACTATCTTTGTCTTTAAAGATATCTAAAACTGTTTTTCCAACTTGACAATAATTTATGTATACAGTTCCGTGAGTCCATTGAAATGTAAAGTGTTTCATATCTTCTTGTGTTAGGTTTATCACAGGTCTATCTTTAAAAGTAACTACTACTGTAGGATGATTTGTTGTTCGTAACTCTGCTTCTAATTTATGTATAAGAATATTAAAACGCTCTACGCATTTTTGTATTTTCTTTGGAGAATTATTAAACCATTCTGTTCCTATAGTTGCTTCGCCACGTAAGTCTTCAAAAAATTTATGCAGATAGTTTAAATCTTGTTGCATACTAGTACTATTAGTACTAATATATCGATCAATATAAACTCCACTGTGGTTTATTTCTTTAATACATTGATTAAGTTCATCAATAAGATTATGCGTACCCCAGTTAGTAAATCTATCTATTTCGTATAATTTATAATTTTTTAAAAGTTCTTTGTACCATTTTTTAGCAATACTAGTATTTCTAACTTTAAATGGTATAATAGTGTCTTCTTTGCCGTTTGTTAATATAAGGTTAAACATATGGTGTAAACTCTGGATTAGCTGCAAGGAAGTCTTGCCCACGAGTTTTGTCTAAACGCTTGTTAAACTCTATACAGTCTTGCCAATGCGTTTCGTACATACACTTTGACTCTAAGAAATTAATATTATCTTGTATTTGTTGTAGTGTTACAGTTTCTAATAGCTTGTGTTGCTTTACTAAAGGATATTCTAATACTTCTGTTTTCATTTGTTCTAAACGTGCTATTACTTTTTGTTTTAGTTCTGGCGGCAATACTTGCGCACTTAGACTCATAGGATAACTTACTCTATGCGAGTAAAATATAATCCCCATTTTGTTAATAAAGTGGTCAATAACTTTGTCTATCTGCATAATGTTATTTGCTTGTACAGTAAATGCACCAACTACACGACTTACATTAGGAAAGCTCTTAAACACTTCGATGTTTTCTTCTATTACACTAAATTTACCATTGCCCCTAATGTATTCATACGTGTCGTATACACCGTCTATGCTTACGTTTACAGCTATGCTTTTAAACTTAGGCCAATAGTCGTGGATTGTTCTACCACCTTTAATACCTAGCGTAGTACCGTTTGTAGCGTACTTTAGTTCAATGTTGTCGCCGTACTCTGCAAGTTTGTCTAGTATCTTATAATGGTATGGATCCATTAGAGGCTCACCGCCAGCAAACTCTACACGTCTAAAGAACGGTAGTAGTTTTTCAAATGACAACCACCAGTTATCTGAGTTGTCAAACGGTCCAATATATTGCCCTGGTTTAGTTACAAGTGCATCAACAATTGGAATTAATATGTTGTCTTCTTTTTTGTAAAAATCTGTAACTTGGTCCCAGTCTTTCCAACTTGTACTGTCTAAAGGATTGCACATACGGCACCTTAAATTACACAAGTTGTTGAGCTTAATTTCCATAGTAGGAAGCTCAAACGGCATGCTGTAATCTTCGTCTAATGCGTCTAATGCATCAGGGTATAAGTTGACCCTAGCTTCGGGTATTACCCCTGCTATATGACGCTGTCGTAAGCTCTCTACGCCCTGATCTTCAAGGTCAAAGCACGGTTTACATACATCTGGACGTTCGTTGTTAAGTACTTGCCTACGTACTTCACGCATTTTATCGCCATTCCAAACTTCTTCTAACGTTTCATTTTGTATATAACCAATCGGCGCACTTCGGCAACATACTTTAATAGCGCCGTCTTCTCTAGTAGCTAATCCGGTAAATGGGTGCATACAAAACGTACATGATTTATTGTTCATAACAATACTTATCTATTAACTGCGTATATAAATATGTTTATGATAACACAGACTAACTACTTTGTCAACAATAGTATTAGAAAAGACTTAGCATTAGCCGATATAGATGTTGCATTTAAGTTACCTCTAAATGAGCCTACCGGAGATTTCTTCTATGATCCTTGGACTGTTAAGGAACAGTACAAAGGAACAATATGGGATAAGCTAGTATCTACATTGCCTAGTAATATAGGCGAAGCACGTTTGATAAAACTTGAACCAGGTCAAGCATATCGCTCTCATGCAGACATAGACGACAGGTATCACTTTAATATTCAAGGAGAGCGGAGCTTTGTAATATATACTGATGCTAATTTGATATATCCGCAAGAAGAATCATCTTATTGGGCTGATATGAACGCTGGAGAAATACATAGTGCAGTAAACACAGGTCGAATTGATAGAATACAATTAGTAGTTAGAAAGCTTCTTAACAAAAATGTATTAACAGACCCGTTGCATGTAACAATGACGATAAGGGAACTAAATCCTGATTACAGATATGTGTTTGATGAGTTTTACAGTCCTTGGCTTAATGCAGCAAACAAAAATGGAATAGTAAATAGTTTTGTATATAATGACGAATACGTTTCATTTAACATTGAACGTAGTCATTTAGAAGAATTTAAATCGATTAAAACTTCTTATTTTAATATAGCAGTAAAAACATCAGTATGAAACATTATTTAGGAAAAATACCTACAGATATATGTGATTCATTAATTAATGAATGTATGCAACATACTGTGACACCGTTTACTGGTAATAGAGATCTTGATCCCACACATAAATTTTATCAACATCATTTAGAACAAAAACAACTAGCAGACAAGAGTGGTTACACTGATGGCGATAGTGTAGAATTTTTTCATTATAAACCAGGGCATCAATACAGTGATGATATTCATACAACAATAAATGATACAATTGGCGGCAAAGTATTACAAAGTTTTATCAGTGAAATACGTCAAGGAAAGTGCGCACCTTGGCACTGGGATATCCCTAGTTTAGATGAAGATGCGGGCGTAGTACAAGATTACGATCCTAACGATTTAGTAAGGTGCATTTGTTTTATAGACAAACCAAAACCTGGTCAAGCGTTTATGGTTGAAGACGAATGTTTCTATATGGAACCGCAAGGTGCGATATACAAATATTCTAAGTTAGATAGCTGGCACGCCGGATTCAATGCAGGACTTGAAACTAAGTTTCTTTTAACTTTTACAGCCTTAGTAAGTTCCACTTAGTTTTAATTTTTCCCTAAATGCTTCAGTAAACTTCCCGTCAATACGCATACCGTATGTAGGACACATAACACGATTACCGCCATGCCAATCTTGATCATTCCAAAAAGCCGCACGAGTGTTAATGCCGTGTTTCATCTTTTTGTCAGGATCCCATATATAAAACTGGTTACGTGTATCTGGACGTATGTGTATAAATTCGTTGTTGTGCGGTTCATACTTGTCTTTAGGCCAAGTGCCGTTGTGTGCGCCTAAGTCTCTATGTTCAAACGGTAGTCCATCTGCTTCACAGTGGAAGAACATTACTCGTCCAAAGGATTCAAATATTTCGTTGTCCTTAAATCCTTGTAACCATTTCATTGTATTAGGAAAGAACTTTGACTCTTCTGTTTGTTTTTTCTCTTCAGGACGATCATCCCATTCACCTTCTTCGTGTAAGAAGTAATAGATGTAAGGGTCGTATGCTTCCATTGCCATTTTAAGATAACGTGTAATTACATTACGTTGTTTATAGTCTTTAAAGTCTGTAGGCCATATTTTCATACCCTCTACTTTAATAGGATCGCCGTCGGGCAATGCTTCAAATTCTTCCATTGCAGCGTATATAGGTTTCCAATTAAGTGTGTAACTCATGTCTTTAAATTCAAAGCCTGGTTTCATCCAAGTACCTTCTTTTGCAAACCATCTTGCTTCAGCAAATCCTCGCATAATTTCTGGTTGCAATTGTTCAAACGTTTCCATGTCTACGTGCTGTTCCATATCTAAGTATGGTTGATTATTAATACCTTTAATCATTTGGTGTCTCTTCATTGTGCAATGTTAGTAAATCTAATGGTTCTTTAGTTGGATTTCTAGTAAACATATATCGTTCAATTGGCTTATCAGGCAGGGTATTGCCTTTATTTTTCCAAGCATCTCTTCTAATAATTTGATGCAAGAAATTTGTTATACCGCCCGGTACAAAATCGCACCACGGTCCAGAACGAAGTTCTTCCATGTCAATGTCTGTTTCGTCACACCATTGAATAATTCTTATGTCTTTGCCGTCTACTCTGGCCATAACATGATATATGTTGTTGTCAGCTTCTATAATTCTTTCAAATGATTTATTGTTATCTTTGCACCATTGTTCGATTGCTTTATATACATCACTTACAAATATACGAATTTGCCCAGGATTGCGACCGATATCTGCTCCGTAACGAATCCTAAAGTTTTTACTTCGCCATTCGTTGCTACATATTTCGTTCATTATAAAATCAACTTCTTGTAGAGTCATCATAGTATAACTGATATAACTTATATCTAAGCCTTCTGCATGTGCATTGTTAATAGCTTCAAGTTGTTTTCTTCTAATTACTTTGTGATCATTATAACTTGGATGATTCAATCCTATGTTAACACTACTTAATCCGCTTGCAATTGCCGACTTTACATAGTTTCTATCTGAAAACCGAATACCGTTAGTCATTACAGATACAGTAATGCTAGGATCTAAAGCATTAATTTGTTCAACAAGACTATTAAAGTCTTTTCGTAATGTTGGCTCTGCTCCACTAAGGATGACACGATGTATAGCATCGTTGCCGAGTGGCCATGTTTTAATTTGTTCAATAATTTTTTTAGCTGATTGGTCTGTAAGTGCATTATCAGGTTCGTGATAACAATGTGGACATGCTAAATTACATCTATCAGTTACTTCTATTAGTACTCCACCATTAAAGTTATATTGAGGATTATCTTGTGTATAGTATATATTACGATAAAATTCGTAATCACTTTCGATCATATGGTGACTTGTACCGTGTGTTTCACAATGTTTAGCTATGAATACTTGGTTGTCTTTATGATACCGCAATGCAGGAACGTGGTAATGACAGTGATGACATAGACTAACAGTAGGCAATAATTCAGTACCTCCTACTTCTATTATTGCAGAACGTATAGTATCAATTGCTTTCTGCGTAAATTGATTTATACCAATTATTTTAATTCGATCTAACAATTATTAGTTCCTTTATTGTATATTTGTTTTGCTGCATCTATAAAATCGTCAGTGTAGTTTTTTCTAAAACTTTCAAAACATAAATGTTGTAACGTATTTAGCGGCTCTGGGTTATCCCAACTTATGCCCATAGTCTCTATTTGTGTACGCATTATGTCTTGTCTTGTACTGTATATATGACTAGCATGATCTGAAATCTTAATTGGACCTTCATTTTCATGATAACAGAAAAAATGATTGAAACTCTTTAACTTTCCGTCTATTATGAAGTAACTGCTAGGATGTAAACTATACTTGTATAATCCTAAGTCTTTATATGCTTGTAATATTTCAATCATCTGTTCGCGCCAGTCAGGTAGTACACTATCGTAGTTTTCAACACTACAGTTAGCACGATTCCAAAAGTCAATTCCGTCAACTTCTAAATAAAGTTTACGGGTTTCTGTGTTAATATCTTTAATTACAGGAACGTGTTGCGGATAGTGTTTTTCCATAAGCAACGAGTATTCGACTTCTCTGTCAAATTTTTCTTGCATTAGGTTAGTGTCAACTACTTCGTTTTGTCCTTTATGATAAACTTTATCATTGTAAAACCATTGACAAAATATCTGAGTGTCTTCGCTCATAAGACTTGTGTAAATTAAATTGTTGCGACACTTTCCTTCTCCTGGAATATCGTTCCAATAGTAATTGTAGTTCATATATATAATGCCTTGTTTTTGTATTTTTCTAAACTGCGATTAATTAATGCAGCGTGTTTTTCATTATCTATAATACCAGCGGTAGTTAAGATTATTTTTGGTCTATGTGTTTCTGATGCCCCATGCCATACATTGTTATTATTAAATGCAAAACAAGGACTATGAATATTTGGATAGTACCTTTCTCCGTCTTCTTCTTTACTAAAATAAAACGTATTATGTTTTGGATCTGTTAAGTAAATTGTATAACGTCTAGGCTCTAAGGGATTATGAGGGTCATGTGCATCTTGATGATTTGGAATAGGACCTAGTTGATAAAGCATACCGCTTACGGTTAATTGTTTAAATGGTAACTGTCTAATACAGTTTGCAAGACTAGGAAATGTTTCTTCAAAACTAGGATGAAAAAATACTCCTTCGTTTACTCCATCAGTTCTGCGATTGTCCCACATTTCTTTATCAAATCTACGCCAGTCTTTAGGTTCCTTACAAGTTGAAGTCATTGCCCATGCATGGCGATTAGATGTTAACTCCCAATAGTCGTCGTCTAATAATTTATGATCCTCAAACCATTTTAGTATTAATTCTTCGTCGGGCCATTCTACATCAATGTCTATAGGCAAGTATGCTAGATGTTTCATATAGTGCCTTCCAAAGATAATAACTCTTTGAGATTATCTTGTTTTAATCTAAAAATAATAGTAACTCTGTCTTCATTACTAGAATTAAATGTATGATGTGGTTGTGTAGTATCTAGTAAGTAAGCACTACCGTCTGCAACTAGTTCGTATTCTTTGTCAAATGTTATTGCAGACCCACTAGTGTGAATAGGTAACCACACGGTATATTCGTCATTTGCATCAGTGTGTACACTAACTTTACCACCTGATGGTTGTACGCTTACACTCCAACGATATCCAAACGGTATCTTATCTTGCAAGCGGCTAATTATACCAAATGCTAATTCTGTATTTCGATATTCCACAGTTTCGTGTGTGCTGATATTCCAAGGCGGACACGGTAATGTAATATCTTTTAAATTACTCTGTATAGCCCATCCGTGTGTTAGTAAGTTAGCAGGATCTTTATAAGCAGCATCTCGCCATTGTTTAACAATGTCATTACCGCACTTCTCCCAACTCCAGTCTAAATGTTGGTAGTCTGTATCTAATTTAGTATAGTACTGTCGTAGTTCGTCAATGTTTAATTTAAAATTTAACTGTGTTACAATATTGTTCAACATTAACTACTCCTTAAATATATTTAAGTAAATACGTTATAATGGCTTATAGATACGACTTAGAAAACACACACGTTATAATTTATTACGAATCTACACCTGAGTTTGAAAAGGTAAGAGACATATGCTTAGAGGAAGATAATTGGCTTCGTAACAATTATACTAAAGAAAATTTAAAGATAGAAGAACACTCGGGATACGGTGTGCTTTACCAGACTAGTACCGGTAAACCTATGGTAATGGGAGGTGTGTTTAACGACAGTAGATATCCTCCTAATGTTGCCAAACAGATTAATAGGTTATATACATTTCCAGACTTTAGAATGACTGCCACTGACATGACGGACGGATTCCGTTGTACTTGTAAACTAATAGATGCACTAGAAGAAGTAAATACATATGAAGTCTATTTAATTACGATGCAAAATCGTCCTGCAAGACCTAACAGAGGATTTTGGAAAGTATGGTGTAAGCACATGGACATTGCCAGTGAAGGTGCATGGGCATTAGGAACAAATGGATATATACAGACTTGTCCATGGAACGTGCAAAAGTGTTGGCAAAATTTTGTATGGAAAGAGACAAAACAAGGAGCCTTCGATAATTGGGCACCAAAGACAATCACTCATTCTGAATGGAAAGAGTTGGAGGAAGGAAAATGAATCTAAATACTAAAGTAAGATTGTTACAAGCATTTAACCACATAGTAACTATTCCAGCAATTGCATATGCAATATATACACAGCAATATTATCTATTTGCAATTGCTGCTGTTTCTTGGTTAATTATCGGACCTATTAGCAGTGTTATAACTCTGCATAGGTTATTGACACACAGAAGTTTTAAAACATACCCGTGGCTAGAAACCGTACTAAGTTATATTAGTGTCATCAGTACAGTTGGCCCAACAATGAGTTGGGTAGCGTTACACAGGCAACATCACGCACAATCAGATAGAGAAGGCGACCCGCATAGTTCGTACGCTAATGACAAGTTTAGTTTTAAAGAAGCAATTAAAGTTTGGTTAGGATACGATTGGAAAGTGCCAAATATTCCTGTAAAATATATTAAAGATTTAATGCGTAGCCCTACACATAAGTTTATTTTTAAAAACTACTTTAAAATTATATTTGCATTTTCTATTGTATTACTATTAATAGATCCTGTACTATGGTTATTTGCATATGTTGTTCCTGCAAGTATGACAGTACATTTAATCGGTGTAGTTAACGTACTTGGACATTATCATGGTTATAGAAATCATGAAACAAAAGACCGTAGTTCCAATAGTTGGATTGCAAATATTGTTAGTTTAGGTGAAGGTTGGCATAACAATCATCACGCCAAGCCTGGAAATTACCACACTGGAGAAAAGTGGTGGGAATGGGACTTAATGGGATCATTAATTAAATTAATCAAAGTTGATTAATGGGAACATTCTATATAGATAAACCTGAACTAGCATATGTACATGTTCCTAGAACTGGCATGGCAATGAAGAAGGTTATTGCAGATTGGTTGCATCCTAATTTTAATGTATTATCACACGTAGATTGGATGGTAGATCATCCGCACTTAGGAACAGTACGTGAACACTATCCACATGCTAAAACTATTAGTGTAGTGCGTAACCCGTGGCAAAGAGTGTTTAGTTTATACCGCAAAGTACGTGACGAAGGATATTGGCTAGACTGGAACGGGCAGACAGTTTTAGAACTTAAACCTATTAACGATTGGGTTGCAGATTATTGTAACCCAGATGTACCTTTTGAATTTCCAAGATGGTTTAATCGCTTTACTAATCAAGTAGACTTTATTAATGTAAACAACGAATGGGTTGATTACATATGTAAAGCAGAAACACTAGAAGAAGATTTAAAGCCTGTACAAGAATATCTAGGATGTGAATTAGCATTACCTGACATTACAGGATACGATCATTGGGAATTTAAAGAACATTTCAATAGTGCAAGTATTGCAGCCATAAAAAAAGTCCACGCACGAGACGTAGACTTTTTTAATTATAAAGTTTAGTTATTAGTTTAAGTCTACCCAAGCACTACCTGTGTAACCTTGGAATTTAGTACCTGTCGAGTTAAACACCATCATACCTGCTGTTGGAGTAGGAATTGCTGCATCTCTAGCAGCGTCATCTGCATATACACCTGGCTTAATGAATGATGTAGTTTCAACTGGCTTGTTTCCAGTTAATACATTGTTCCAGCCATCTGTATCATGATAATAACTTAAACAACCAAGTGTTGTATCGTACACTATTGTACCTTGTAGACCTATTCCGCCACTTACTTTAGCAAGTAGTCCAGTTTTATCTGTAGTTGATATACCTGGTGTTTGAATTGCTCTTACTGTAAATATACCATTTGATTCTAATCGGGCAAATGCATCATCATACGCACCGTTGTCATCTAGTAGACTAATATCTAGTCTACCTGGATATGCTTCTGTTCCAACAGTATTTTCAGATACATTAAAAGTAAAAAGTCCTTTTGTTTGGTAAGTACTTCCAGTATATCCTGTAGCTAATAATGACAATATAGCATCGTCGTTATCAACAGCAGTTGGAACAGCAAGTGTTCCTCTTGAAGTGTTACTTGCAAACGCCGGACCGTTGTCTGCAGCAGGTCCAGTTGTTTGAGATAATATTCTTATATTCGACGTAGCTGCACGTACTTCGTCTGTAGAAAATGTAGCTAAATCTAAGTTTCGTGGCGCCGAAATGCTAGATGTAGTAATAGTACCGTCAGTACCGTCAACAATTAGTGAACTATCATCGCCAAATACGCTACCAGATACATCACCTGTGATGTTAATAGGGTATGTAGCACCGTCAATTAATCCACCTGATACATCTGTACCATTTACCCAGCCAGCACCGTTATATTTTAATACTTGTCCTACTGTAGGAGTGTTAGATATTGTATCTACGTCTTGTAATGCATTAATTGATTGGTTTGATATATTTGCGTCACCTGGTTGGAATTCGCTATCACTGTCGTTCCATACAAGACTTTGTCCGTCTGTTGGAGCAACAGTAGTAATATCTACATCAGTTAAATCATCAACACTTAAAGTGGAATTAGCAACGTCAACAGCAATACCACCTGTTGTAGCACCATCGCCTACATAAAGTTTTTTAGTATCTGTTGTATATATTAATTCGCCTTCAGCCGGCACCGGCAAAGCTACACCGTCTAGTGTCAATCTTTGTGCATCTGTGCCTCTTCGTAATCGCAATGCCATGTGTTATAACTCCCAATGATTTAAGTTTACGTATGTATTTATCATCAAAGAGTCATTTTCTTTTCTTCATAAATATCTTTGTACGCTTGGTAATATCCTTCTTTACACGTTCGATATCAACGACAAAGTTTACACTTTGTAACACATCTTCGTACTCATCCATGAGATCTTCCATGCTTTGTTCAAAGGCTTCTGCGTTTTCGCCTATTGGTAATTTTGGATCATTCTCTATGACCCATATTTTACCGTCTGTGAATGTAACTTCAACGGCCTTAATGTATTCAGTAGGAACAACTTTTATGTCGATGTTACTGAGTACTTCAGGCCATTTGTCAATAACTTGTTTACTGAGCTTATTCTTTTTAGGCACTGGCGGCGGACTTCTTACTACTTTTCTTAGTAGGTACTAGATCTTCCGCCTGTTCTCTTAAACGCTTTGCTTCTTTAAATAAAGAATCTGCTTGAGAACGGTATTGTGCTGCTAAGTCTTCATCGCTTAAAACATCGTTAGATGATGGAGCAACTGGTGCTTCTGCAATCACAGGTGTTGGTGTTGATTCAGACTGTTCAGAACTGCTGCTCTGAGGTTGTAGAGCTAAGTCTTCTACTGTAACACCTTTTTGTGTTGCAATAGCATCGTTAAGTTCTGACAACATAACAGTGTTCTGCATGTCTGGAGTCATTTCAATTTTATCAGTTGGCATCTTTGAAAACTTACCAGTAGCAGCAAATGCTCTAAGCATGTTTCTACCATCTGGTAATACAGCTCTGTCCATTGCTTCTGCAAGTTCGTATGCTGTTTGTCCTGCATTACTTTCAACTAAGTTCATTAATGCATCATGTGCGTCTGATTCAAGACTGTCTGTGAATACAACCAAACACTGATTTGGTTCTTTAGGTACAACTCTGTACGCTACTATAGCTCGTCTTTTTGGATTAATTTGTCTTCCAATATGTTTCATATTATTCTCCTGTTGGAGCCTCTTGTGCTTCCGTCTGTGCTTCTTGTTGTGCTTGTACGGCGTTTAAGAATGCTTCTAATTTACTATACACCGTGCCAACAGTAGTCATTTCGTTAGGCTTAAAAGCGCCACGAGTTGATGCAACATCAATAATTGATTTCATTGCTGTAAGATCTTGTACAGTAAGATCTGGTGCAGGTGCTTGTTCAGTAGCAGGTGCTTCTGTTTTGTTTTCGTCGCTCATAATTTATATTCTCCTATATTAATATATATGCGTACTTTATTTATTTGTACTTCAAATGTGGACACGCCAACATGAAATAACTTGCTTCTTTTGGATCTTCGAATCCTACTTTAATAGTACTATTGAATCCGCGACTGTCACGTGAAACATAATATCTATTTTTCAAATTTTCAAATATCCACTTTTCAATACTACTTTCCATATTATATGAAATAGGTAAACTAAGAACTTCAAAATGCCTAGGCAAATATTGAGTGCTTCGTACCTTAAAGTAGTTTAAAGGGTTAGGCTGTTTGAGCTTCATAATGAGCTGTAACTCCAAATGGGGCTAATAGTTCTTTATTGTGATTACTATGAATAATAAACACTGTATCACAGTAATCGGGATCTCCCCAGCTATCCCAAGCATAACCGTCAGTAAACATTAAAAACTTTTTAGGCGTAATGCCTTGGTCTTTCATGTATGTCCAGTTACACATAAAGTCAGTACCACCACCGCCTAAGATTTCATATGACATTAAATCTTGGCTGTCTGCGGCAGTAAAGTCTTCTTCATTATAAACACCAGTATCAAAGCACCACAACTTAATGTTGTAATCTTTGTACTCATCCATAATACCTTTTACTTCACCTAAAAAGTCTTCAGCCTGTGAGTTACCAATTGAGCCACTCATGTCAATTGCAATACATAAGTCGATAGTATCTTGGAAGTTCATTCCAGGCAGTATAGCACCAGTGTGCCAACCTTTACGTGAAGGACGACTAAATGTATAGTCGCTTTTAATTGTTGATTGAATTTGCTGACGAAGCAGGTCACGCCAATTGATCTTAGGCTCCGTAAGCTCTTTGATCATACGTTCGACACCTTTAGGAACATTACCAGCACCTGCACTCTGTGCGGCTGTTACCATGTTCTCTTTTATTTCGTCACGTATCTTTTTAAGTTCGTCTTTAGTGTAAGTAGGCTTCTTGCCTTCTTTACCTTCACCGTCATCTTTGCCATCTTTACCAGATGAAGCACCTTCGTTACCATCACCGTCAGTCCAGTCAATATGCTCGTCTAGTAATTCGCCTAATGCGTTAAGTTGATCTTCGTCATACTTTTCAAACAAGTCATCATAAACTTCTTCTGAAGTCCAATCTTCGTATTTAAAGTCTTGGTAACAGTCAACGATTCTAGGCTTAGTACCAATGCTGTCTCTTACAAGAATGTTGTTTACAATGTAGTCTTGTGCAATATTAGACAGCATAGCATCTAAGTTGCGTCCTTGCCAAGTTCTACGTTCTAAGTGATCAAATACACAATGTAAAATTTCGTGTGCAATAACAAACTCAATTTCTTTATTGTCCATTGCATTAAAGAACTGAGTGTTAAAAAATAAGTTTCTGCCATCTACGGCTGCTGTAGGACACCAGTCGTCTGCGGCTTGAATTTTAAGGCGTGTTGCCATATTACCAAAGAAAGGGTGCTTAAGAAGAAGTCCTACCCGTGCAACAATAATACGATCAAGTACTTCTTCACGCATTACTTTAAGTTCGGATTCAGTAATGTCTGGATTAGGTGCCCAGTTCTTTTTACCTTCTACGCTCATGTGCTATGTCCTTTCTAAGTTTATGTTTATATTATACAAGTATTTACGGAGTTTGTCAACCAAAAAAAGGAAAGGGCGAGCATTATACCCGCCCTTTCTATTCTTACGAACCCTGTGCAGCCTTAATATACTTACCATAACGTTCATGGAATTCATCAAAGCATTCCACAGCATCCGGATCAATGGGTAACGAATACTGAGTAAGTGCGAGCTTAATGCCCATTACAACTAATTCAGTATCAAAGTTATCCATCGAAAATCGCAGGAAGTTATTAACCTTCTTATCGAAGTCTTTATCGTTTTTGTTATCAGCTTCTTGTAGCTCATAACACAATGACACAGTGAGGGAATACATAGCACTGATTTCTTTACTGGCCATCTCCATGACTTTTCCTGCGAGGATGTCACTTGGATTAGGCATCTGAGACGCAACCTTACGGTGCGCCATAAACTTGACAGCCAAACCTTCTCCAACTGACCCACTAACTAAGTCTGTAGTAGTGGTTTCATCTAAGCCGTCTTCAAGCAATTCGCTTACAAACGACCAAGAACGAGGTGTTGCAAATGAACGACTTGCACTTCTTGGATCGAAGTCATATAAGTCTTTCTTTGCAAATGTTAAGTAACCAACAACGTCTGCATGTTGGTTGTTTACAACAGCCCACTGGAACCAGTCATCAAATGATACAGCAAGTTCTAAGTGGATAAAACGGTTTGCTAACGGAGCAGGCATTCTATAAGTAACACCTTTGTCAGCTTCACGGTTACCAGCCGCAATAATTACAACATTGTCTGGCAACTTATATTGCCCAACTCTGCGATTAAGAATCAGCTGATATGCAGCCGCTTGTACAGCAGGTGCCGCTGAGTTCATTTCATCTAAGAATAAAACGACATAGTCGTATTGTGATGCAAATTCTTCTGTAGGAAGTTCTGCTGGTGCGCCCCAAACCATTGTACCTGAGTTACTATCAAAGTACGGAATACCTTTAATGTCTGTAGGCTCCCAAAGCGACAAACGAATGTCGATCAAATGCGAGTTACCAAGGTCGTCGGTAATTTGTCTAACAATATCAGACTTACCAATGCCTGGAGGACCCCAAAGGAAGATCGGACGATTCTTGCGAATAGCATGTTTAATGCTAGATTTTGCGCCGTTGGGCGAAACTGTTCTTGTGATTACGTTTTCCATATTGTATTACCTCTTGAGTTATCAGTGCTTAATTTCTAACTTATGTATATATAATACTACCAAATGGGGGTAATGTCAACCGTTTTCTGCAGTTTTTTCTAATTATTTTCGTCTTTATTTTGACGGGATAATGCTTTAGTAAGTCCATACTTGCGTAGATCACCTGAGAAAAGAGACAGTTCGACCGCCTTCTTTTGGTGTGTTACTTGAATAGATCTTGGTCCTATGTAGTAAGGACAGTCGATAAACTTATCTAAAAAGATAATAACTTGTGTAGTCATCGGCATATCATGTGGATAAGGTACATCGTATGTTGCTACTTCTGCTTGTGTAAGTGCGTCTAAACCTGCATCTGTAAGTCTAAGTCCACCAGCATCCTTGTTACGTGTATTATGCCACCACAACGGCATATGCTCCTTAACAGACAAGTCGTTAAAACTTTTGCCTAGTTCTTTTAGGAATAACTTTGTATAGGTTTCTTTCCAGTTCATTCGGTTACAATTTCGCCAGATGACAACTTATATACTTTGAAGTCTTCACAGGAAAACAGTTCGTTAAGTTTTTGTGCTAAATTGTGTGCATGTCCTGGATTAGAGAAACTTGTCTTTTTATACTTTGGTCCAGGATAATTTGTTAAAGCGTTTGAACTTTTTAAATTGAATGGTTTTTCTTTATAGAATACAGCCCAGATAGCATCGGCATCTAGGACTTGCTCACATCTATAATTCTTTTTGTTTACATGTTCTAAAAGAACATTTGGTTTGGGTCTGCTCATATATACGTACCTTAATTAACTACGTATATATTTATCTCTTTTTTTAGTTAAATGCTAGTTTATTTCCACTCAGTACCACCGTCTAATTGCACCTCTACGGGCTCATTGTCTAGGGTTTGTACATGTTCTTTAATAAACTGTTCCATGTCTCCGTTAAGTCGAGACATCACTTCTCCGAGTGTAAACGCTAATCTTTTTGCTGTATCAATGTCAATTCTAACATCTTTAGCTCTACTAGCGTCAGCACTCTTAACAGTTTGAATAAACTGTTGTACTGGAAAAGTGTTTACTGGATCAAGATTTTTGGTTGGCATTTGATAGTTCCTGACGCATGGTAAGATCGTTTTTGAATGGACCTTTGTAGTCGTAACGTTCTAATGTAATTAGTTTAGGACAAAAACTCTTTACCCAACCTTTGTCAAAGTGGATAATATAGTATCCTGCACAATACAAGCTCTTACTCTTACGGCTTTTAGTAAACAATGCAAACTTACGATGTACATCATAAATTACATTGTAAGGAGTAGTGCTAGTTGGAAAGCCATAAATTTCTTTTTCAGTTTCAAACTTTATTGAGTCGTCTTTATCGAATATAGTAAGACCAAGTTCGTTCTTTAATTGTTTTTTGTTTTCAAAAAATGCAACACCATTGTTTGCAGAGAACATAAACTTTTCGTCATTGAAACTTAAGGTTCCTAACTTTTCACCTTCTTCTTCAACAATCCAGAACTTGTCTTTTAGTATTGTTTTTGCTTTTATGCTCATTTAATATATCTCGCTTGTAAAGGTTCTGCATAGTATTGAGCCTGATCAGCAATACGTTGCATATCCCACTTAGCACAGAACTTCATAAGACGCATACCAACTTGTGCTATCTCCTTAGGATTATCTGTTGCTTCGTTAATTGTTTCGTTTATAATTGCTCTAATGTCTTCAGGCTGTGCTGTTAAATCACATAGAACAACATTACGTTGATAGTCATCTAGTACACGATGTTCTACACCTTCATGATCAGTCCAACGCTGTAACATCATGTTATTCCAGTTATAGCCTTTAGTGTCTTTGTCAGCATACGCTTCAATAAGGCCTACTTTATTCTTAGTACCTTTTTTACGTACACCTGGATATGCACTAAACACGTTGTCACTAGTGTCGCCACGCATACACTTTTCAAACAACATAAATGCAGGATCGGGTGCAGGCTTCTCTAGTTTAGTTTTCTTGTCTATTACAGGATCACCTTTCTTATCAAAGTAACCTTCGTGTGTAATAGTTAAGTCTTGTATGCCACTGTATTGTGTTACGTTAGGTGCAATAAGTTGTGCAAAGTCGCCATCTGTACTAATAATAACATGTTTATCATTAGGATGTGCTTGTACCCAACCTGCAATAAGATCATCTGCTTCTAGTTGCTTGTGTCGCATAACAGTACAGTTAGTCTTGTCGCTAACAAAGTCTTTAAACTCGTCAAAGATTTCCCAAAACACTGTATCTTCTTCAGACTCAGTAACAGTCATCTTATCACGTGCAACTTGCCTGTTACGCTTGTAAGGTTCGTAAAAGTCTTTACGCCAGCTACGGCCTTCTAAACAAAACACAACATGTGTACCACTAAAGTCTTGCCATGCTTTCTTAACACTGTTAAGTGTAATATGCATAGCCATGCCTACCTTAGTGTCAATGTCGCCACGTACTACATGCCTTGCACGAAAGAACGTGTTAGCTGTATCTACTAGAATATATGTTGCCATTAGTTTGCCTTTGTGTAATTTATAATACTATTATAACACCAGATCTGGCTGTTGTCAAGCATTAAGATACTTCTGATTTGCCTTTATCGATAGGTACTACGTTAATATACCCTGCTTCAGTTTTAGGATCTTGTCCTTCTTCTTGAAGCATTTGACTAACAATAGTTCTAAACCACTGATCAACAATCTGTTCGTTTGATTCACCTTGATACCCTGCATCAAGAAGTTCCTCAATAAACTCATTGTTCCAGTCAAGTTCAAAGAACCCGTTTCGAATGTTATCTTTGTTGACTTGTGTATCTAATACAGCAACCCAAGGTTCGCCTGCTTTAGTAGCGGCAGCCTTTTCTTTATCTAATGCCGCACGTCGAACATCTTCCGGAGTAGGTTCCTTGGTATCTTCTATTATTTTAGGTTGTACGCCTAATGCTGTTTTTATTTTATTCCAATTCATAGTCCTGCCTCCCTTACCCGTTTTTCCAAGTTAACATCGCTAACGGGTTTGTTTTGTTTATTTTTAAATTCATTAACTTCATGTGGACTAAGTCCCCCATGCATTGCCGAATAAGTCGATATGGAGTCTTGGTGTGAATCGCCATCCTTTTTCCATACAGAGCTCAGCCACTTCTTGAATATTGAGCTTGTATTCTTCACTGCGTCCACCCAATGGCATACAGTATACCGGACATTGTATCCCGGCGTCTCTATAACTCGCCACAGCTCTGCCAGCTTCTTCGACATCAGTTTCATCAGCGACAACAAACTTAAAGTAAAGGTTACTATTAGCAACACTGTAATACTCATTAGCAATATCAGGCATAATAGCATCCTCCCAGCGTTCTCCGCTAACTGAAAGTTTTGGGGAACAACTCCAAGTGACTTCAAATCTATCTTGATTGTTGAGATAGTCTTTAAAGTCTGGTCGTAGCTTTTGCGTAGTATTTGTTTCAAATGTAACATTTTTTAAATCCTTCATACGCGGGTGTTCTAATAATTCAGCATAGAATCTTTGCCACCCTAACAAAGGTTCTCCGCCAGTGAAAATCAAGTGAACATCTTGTCCACTATCCATTGTCCACTTACCTTCTGGAGTAAGTGATAACAAATGTTCTACAACTTCATCTACAGTTCTATCCATCATAAACTTTTTAAACTCCGGATAGATACTAG